AACTGCAACTACATGGAATGGTATTGGCGAATATGCACCGATTGCGGAGGGTGGCAAAATAATCTCACCAGCTCGTAGAATGTCTGATTGTTGGAACTTAATGAGAGATAGTAATATTTCTCTTTATGAATTTATTGCTACAAAACAGACGGAATATGCCTTAGTGGTTGCTTATGGTGGTTCTTGTAATTTAACATCTTCAATTAATGAATATGGCATTTAATCCTGTTTTTATTGGTGATATTATTCGCAATGTTGTGACTTCAATAACTACTTTTGATGTAGATGGAGTGCCAGATCTTTATTTTATGCAAGGCGAAGCGATACCAGTGTTTAGCGATATCAAAGAGAGTGGATTGGCTAATATCAACACTTTCCCTTTGATCTACCTAAAAAGAGATTTTGCGGAATCTTTGGACGGCAAAGCACCAAATACAAGCGTGACACTAAACATATTTATCTTAACGCCAACCAACAAAGATTATAATACAGAGCAAAGAATAGAGATATCTTTTAGGCCTATATTAATGCCTATTTATGCTAAATTTATCAATGCTTTATATGCGAATCGGTCAATCCTAAAAGAAAACGGCCTATTATTTCCACCTCACGACAAAACAGACCACCCATTTTGGGGGACTGAAAGTATTAAGGGAAATGTACCGTTTGACGTTATCGAGATTGAAAATTTGAAACTTAAATTTATTAATTCACAATGTTAAAAACTGCTAATTATGAGCTGTGATGCAAATCAAAAAAATCCCACTACATTGGCTAATTGCCAATTGGGGCTACTTAGCCAAATTGTGCTAATCAGAAAATCAAAATTATTTGCAACATTTACATTAGCGATGGTAAAGGCTAATTGGGATGCGTTAGTATATTCTGGCGATATGTTTATTTTGCCTACGCTTTTATCTGTTGAGTCGGCAGACGAAGAAACTGTTTACCAAAAAACAGACCTTAAAGAGGTTTTTGTTCGTGGTGGCCAAATGTCAATCAAAGGGGCTATTGATAGTTCTTTGGATTTACATACGAAATTACGCTCGCTAAGTTCGTCAGGCGAATGGGCTGTAATTCTTTTGTTTGAAGATGAAAACGTGGCAATTGGCTACAATCCTTTAGGTACAGAAGAGTTTAGAGGCTTAGATGTTGATACTATTCAATTTGAGAAGTATAAACGTGGTACTGGTTCTGAAATTGGTCAAACTCCTTTTAGAATTGCGTTTAAAGATGCAACTCAATTCAACGACAACCCCGGGGTTGTGATGCCAGACAATGCAATAGCTCCTTGGTCGGTTAATTCTTTGGAATCTTTGCGCACCATTGAACTTGAAATAGTTTCGGCAACTGCAACTAAAATTACTTTCCGTGCGTTTGATTCAAATTTGGGCGTTAAGTCGGGTATTAAAATTCCTTTGCTTGGATTGGTTGCTGGTGATTTTATCCTCGCAAAAACAGATTTGAGTTTGCAAACAATCACTACATTAACAGCAACAACTGCTATTGACGGAACGCCTCAGTATGAAGCTGCTGGCACTGGATTAGTGACGGGAACTTTGACATTCAAAACGCCTACGCTAATGGCAACTAAAGGTTATTCGATTAAAGCACCTGTAGCCGTTACAATAGCTTAATTTAGATTTTGTATAAATAAGAAAAGGGGGCTTGATTGTCCCCTTTTTTGTGTAAATTTACATACATTTAAAAACTAGAAAGCTATGTGGCCATTTAAAGAAAAGCAAAAAGAACAAGTCGAAGAGCGATCTGCTTATTGGCAAAGAACACTTAGTTTAAACATTCCAACTATCGAAGATTGCGTAAATGCTATGGAAAAGCAATTGAAAGATAATGGTTATGATACCACAAAGAAAGCTAATAAGGGTGTTAATTTGCCTTTTGAAATCGTAAAAGTCAAAGATTTGCCAACCGTAAATGAAAATGACGTTTTAGACTTAGACACTATTTGTGTTTATGTTAAGCAAAAAGGTAGTATGCAGCCAATAATTAAACAAATATCAAAAGATGAAATGTTTAGAAGATTGGGAAAATATATTTTCGATAGCATGTAAGAAATGAAAAAAGTTCCCCCTATTTTATAGGTGTTGCAATCAGCATGTAATAGACATTTTAAGCCACCGTATTTATTACGGTGGTTTTTTGTATATTTGCAATTATGGACTTTCAAGAATACTCAATAAAATTTGATTCATTCGTCAAATCTTTGGAAAAGGATATTGATAATATCTTTGTCGATATGCTACCAGACTTTGTGGAGGCCAACAAAAGAGCCTTAATGAAGGGGCAAAAGTCTGATGGTTCAACATTGATACCAATTAGAAAAGATAAATACGACGAATATAAGCGCGCTAAAGGATCAAAGGCCGCATTTCTTAAGCCACCATTGCCCGACTTTAAAGATACTGGATCGTTCCAAAATAAAATGATTGGGGTTATTGCCCCTGCCTCAATATCTATAACCTCAACAGATTCTAAACTACAAAAATTACTAGATAGGGATGGTTGGGATATATTTGGAGTTCAAAAAAAAGAATACCCACAATTAAGTGCTATATTTGCGTTACGATTTAAAAAGATGATAGATGCTAAAATACTATAATTCAGTCGATAATTGCCCTGTAGAACGCTTCTCGAAGGTTAGCGAAACCAACGATTTAATGTGGTTGCTTAGAGACGAAGAAGAGCCGAATAAAACGGATTTGGAGCCTATTTATTTGAAAATTATAGGCGAATATCAAGCCTTGACTCAAAAACAAGGCGATAGCTTCCATGTTTTAAGCATAAAAAAGCAAATATTAAGCTTTCAAATCAAACACGATATCGTTAAACTGGCTTGCTTTGCCCTTAAAAATGACCCTTGTAATCCTGAAGCTATAGATATTTTACGCAAAGAAGGCTATGCAATTGACGCGGATAGGTGCGAAATAGAGCAAGTTTACGAAATATTGCACAAGGCCACTAATTTAATAACAAAGTGGAAAATTAAAGAGGCCGAACTAGATGTGTTAATAAAAACAGACGAAGATAAAGCGAATAAGGCTATTGATTTTGTGGATTATGTTGCCGAATTATCGGTGCAATTAGGCAGGGAAATCAATTATAAAGATATGACCATTCGCCAATGGGTAGCATTTGAAAGAGCTTTAATCAAGAATCAGAAAGAAAAATCTAAGGGCAAATGAGCACAATCAAAAAAAGTGATATAGTTGAGGATAAAGATATTGTTAAAGCTTTTAATGATATCAATGATGCGATTAAAAAAAGCTCAAAAGCCACCCTATCTCTAATCTCAGATTTTAACGCACTTCGATCTTCGCTAAAAGCCGTTAAGGGCTTCGATCAATTAATAGCCTCACAAAAACAATACGATACAGCTCAACAATTGGCTATAAAAACGCAAACCGAGACTATTAAATCACAACAACAAGAATTAAAATTGCGTGAAGCGACTGCAAAAGCGGTAAATAATGCAACCAAAGAAGCCGAAAAAGCGGCCAAAGATTTAGCAAAAGAAACATCACTATACGCCCAAAAATCAAAAGCGTTAAATGAGCAAAGAGCAGCCGCAAAAGAGCTTGGTTTGCAATACGGTGTCAATTCAAAACAATTTCAAAACGCTGCAAAAGAAGTAAATAAACTTGATACTGAATTAAAGAATCTCGACGCATCTTTAGGTCAACACCAAAGAAATGTGGGCAATTATGAGAAGGTATGGAATTTAGCAGTAATTGGTTGGGCGGCTGCTGGATCGGCAATAGTGGGAGCTGGAAAATATATTTTAGACTTAAATGTAAAATTTGAAAAGGCATCATCATCTTTAAGAGCAATAACTGGCGCAAGCGTTGAAGATATGAAGTTTTATGAGGCACAGGCCAAATCCATGGGCGCATCCATGGGCGTGGCTGGTGATGAGATGCTAAAATCATTCGAACGAGTTGGCTCAATTCGTCCTGAGTTGCTAAAAATGAAAGAGGCATTAGTAGAGGTTACAGAAAGTGCTATCATTCTTTCTCAAGCTTCTGGTGGCATGCTCGATTTGGCTGGTGCTACTGAGTCGCTTGGTGCTGGCATGAATCAGTTTAATCTAACCGCCAAAGATAGTTCTCGAATTATAAACACTCTGGCGGCTGGCTCGCAGGCTGGCAGTGCAGAGGTGTCAAGTCTTACAGAATCATTCAAAGCGGTTGGAGCCGTGGCAGACAATGCTAACATGAGTCTTGAAGACACCGTGGCCGCATTAGAGGTTTTGGGTGAAAAATCACTGTACGGAGCTGAGGCGGGCACTAAATTAAGAGGCACAATTTTAAAACTACAAGAGGCGGGCAAAGGTTTTGCAAGTGGTAAATTTAATCTAAAGGACGCACTTACAGAAACTAAAGCGCAATTTGACGCAATAGCAAACCCTATTGAGAGAGCTACATATTTGCAAAAGATGTTTGGTATTGAAAATCAAACGGCTGGCATAATTATGTTAAACAACATAGAAAAATACACACAATTTCAAACAGCTGTTACTGGCACTAATGTTGCTTTCGAGCAACAAAAAATCCAAATGGATAACATCTCAGGGAGTTGGGCAAAATTATCAAGCGAATGGGATTCAATACTTCAAAGCGGATGGTTTAGCGAATCTATAAAATGGATTATAAATTTTGGCACCGCCGCTCTCCAAACTGGATTTGGATTTAAACAATACTTTCAAACAGCACAAGATTTAGCAGACGAAACGGCTTCTAAATGGATTGTTACACTTGACAAATTATCTAATGTAGATAAGGCTGAGGAATTAGCTCGAGGAATAAAACTAATTAATGACGAAATTGCTGCTGGAAATAATATAGATGCAAACAATATACTTCTTGATGTTTATAGCAAAAAATTACTTGAAACAAATACGGCAATAAAGGAAAACATAATCATTACTAATGAACAAAGTAAATTATCAAAATCTAAAACGGTAGATTTACTTGTTTCTCAAACAGAGTTGATAGATAAATCTAAGACCCTACAAGAAGAAATTTCTAAAACGGAAAAGGTTATTGGTTTTTATGATATAGCAAACAGATCAGAACTTGAAACTACTAAGTTAAAAATTAAAGCAATTGATCAGGAAATTGCCGCACGAAACAAATTAGAGGTTGCAAAAGGCGGAAAAGATGGAGTTATTGAATTGACCGAGGAACAAATAAAGAAAAATTTAGAGGCTGCAAAAAAATACAAAGCAGAAAGCGACAAAATAGCGGAGGATTTTTTTAGCGAGTGGGAGCGTGTTGAAAAAATAAACATCAAAAAAAGCGAAGACGCAAAAGAACAAAAATTAAAAGATGAAAAGGCTTATCAAGATGCATCTTTAAAACAGCAAGAAGATTATCTTGATGAGGCTATGAGGGTCGAGCAAATTAAAATCGACAAAGAGAAGGAGCAAGCCAAAGTGCTATCTGATACTAAAAAGAAAGTTGGCCAAGACGCTTGGAACACTGGTAAGCAACTTGTTGATACTATGTTTGCAATTGAGCAAAACAACTACGACAAAGAGGCAACTAGAATAGAGGATAAATATGATTTACAAGAAAACTTGCTTAAAAAACAACTTGATAACGATAAGTTAACGGTTGAATCTAGGGCGCAAATAGAAGGTCAATTAAAAGCAATTGAGGCCAAAAAAGCAGAAGAGTTAAAGGCAATTGAGGCTAAAAAAAGAGAATCGCAAAGGAAACAGTTTATTATCAATAAGGCTATTGCTGTTGCTGAAATTGGAATGAATACCGCTCAGGCGGTAATGGCAACATATAAAAATCTCGGTTCGCCATGGGGGATTCCGTTCGCTATTGCGGTGGGTGCCATTGGTGCCGTACAAGCTGGTTTGGTCATGGCGCAACCGATACCAGAGTTTGACAAAGGAACAGAAAACGCACCAAATACACCTTTTTTAGTTGGTGAGAAAGGTGCTGAGTTTGTAGAACATAAAGGCAAAACGCAATTAGTGACTGAACCCACGGTGATGACTGGCATGGGTGGGGCTAAGATTACAAGCCGTGTAGAAACTCAAAAAATACTGCAATCTCAGCAAAAAGATAGGGTTTGGAGTTCGTTTAATAAAAATCAAAGCATTTATACAGAACAATTGATAGCAGAGCAAAAAGAAACTAATAGGCTGTTACGTAAAAAAGAGGCTGTTAAAGTTGTTGTCAATAATCAAATTCCCAGCTTTGCCGATATACAAAATAGTGCTTTAAAACATAGTTATAGGAAATTATGAAGACGTGGAAATTTAAACTAATGTTTGGCGCATCTATTTTAACGGTAGATTCGTCAAATGTAAAAAATTGGGATAGCCAGGAAGAGACACTAGAGATTAATGAAACACTCAGGGGTGCGCTTTTGAGTGTTTCGGGCGTTTATGAATTTATCGGAAAAGCACGCTCTTTTATACAAAATGCAATAGATACGGCTGGCATGGAGGCCGAACTTTATATGCAAATTTATGAAGGCAATGAATCTAACCACGACGGCAGTTTTAAGAAAAGCGGGCAACCGCTTAAAGCTTGCATGAAAAGTTATCATAATTCGCCAACAACTTTAAAGATATCCTTTGCAATTAGTGGCTTTGAAGAGAAACTGTTTAACCGCATTGATTCGACTATTAACTACAACATCTCAGAGGCTATTGACGGAGAAACTCTTAATGCCGCAAAATATACTACCCTTACTCTACCAGATAGGGTTCTATCAGGTTCGGCCGAACTTAATATTCCTCTGCAAGATTTTAAATTTGAGGCTTATAGTAACGGGTCGGCTAGTATTGTGGTAAGTATAGCTTCAAATATCGTAAATAGCGCAATACCTAAAGTATTAAACGTATCGCAGACACTTTATGAAATAAACACTATACATCCTAGTTATTTGGCATTTATTCAAAATGTTTCAAACCTTACTAATTTACATATTACCATATCAAATTTTAGTATTGATCTGTCTACTTATAATATAGCATCTTTGCCTTGCATTTTATTTGGGGTTTATTTGCAAAAAAGAAATTTAGCTGGCGAATTTGTGGAGACAATAGCTAAAGATCGTTATACACTTACAACACTGACAAGTAAAACCCTAGCCATAAGTGGCGAATGGGATGTAAGTCTATCTATAGGCCAATCTCTTGAATTGTATTTCGAGATAGTTATCGATAGAGGTGGAATTGAACCATCTGATTTTGGAATAGTTGGAACCGTGAATGGTGGCAAAATAGAGATGTATTCAGAATCTTATTTTGATCAAACTGAAACAAGATGTGTTTTAGCTCACGAAGCCTTTGAGCGAATTTTATCACAAATAACAGGATCCCAAAACTCCTTTAAAAGCAATTTTTTTGGTAGAACGGATATAGGTTATTCCAGTGATGGCGAAGGTGCTTACACTGCATTACTAAATGGGTTGCTCATTAGATCCTTCCCAACTGACGAGGCAAATTTAACATTTTCGCTTAGCGAATTGCTAAAAAATATGATTAACGCTTTTAATCTAGTTGGCTGGATAGAGGGCAATGTTTTACATTTAGAAAAATACTCCGATGCCTATAATCTTAACAATTTTATTGAGATTGGCACATTTGGCGAAGTGAATGTAAATTTAATCGAAAAGGATCATTTGACAAATGTAAAGTATGGCTATATAAATCAGTCTTATGAGGAGGCTAGCGGGCTAAAGAGTTTTAACTTGCAAGCTGAACGGCAATCTTTTATCAAAAGCTCAAATAATAAAATAGACTTTACTCTAAGTTACAGGGCGGACGACATAGGTATTGAATTGGCGAGGCGTTTAGATTATAAACACAATCCTACGCTAGATTATAGAGCCGACAACGATACTTTTATTATAATTTGCAAACCAAATATTGGTGGAAAAGTTATTGTAAGACTTGGTGCTGAGTATGGCGCAATAACTGGTATAGATAGCCCTTTGACGGCCTATAATATAGGCATCACACCTTTAACCGTCTTAAAAAATTGGGGTAATGTGATTAGTTCAGGGCTGTATTTAAACCCTACGAAAAAAATTAAATTTCTAAGCGGATCTAAAAACACCAGTTTAGGAATAAATGGCAAAAATGAAATTGATGATATTATTGTCTCAGATCTCGGATTACCTTTATTTTTACCATTTATGCTAAACGTAACAGATGCAATTTTAACAGGGAGTCAATGGGATCAAATAAAATTAAATCCAACAACATTGTTAAAAATTGGTTACTTTTACGGTAAAATAGATTCTATCAAAATTGATAGAAACACCATGAAGTCAGAAATACAGTTAATTAGAGCAAATAGATAATTATGGCCAATTATGCGAAAATAGTATTTGCCGTCCCAAATCCACTCAACGCCTCTATAGGATTAGGAGAGGTTTTAATATTCAGATTTGATGGTCAATTTATATATGCAACATCTTCTATATCAAATAATTATTCTTTAGATGTTAGATCATTTGCTGTCAACATTTACGATACAGATTTTGTGTCAACATGGGGATTAAGTTTAAAGAACTGTATCGAAGAAATATATTGCAGCACATTAGGATTTAATTTTAATATTTCACTTATTGGCAATACGATTGAATTTTATTGCACTGAATATGGTCATTTTTTTGAAGTATATAGAGTAGAATCCGAAATAGACACATTTAACCCTGCTGGAGGAACTGTTACATTAGAAAGTCAGGATTTATTATCTGTGACTTCTAAAACACAAATTCAGGCTCCGCAAAATAGGGAAAATAAAGTAATCCATAAGTTTGAACTAGTTAACTATAATAGCCCTGTACACATTAACAATCCGTCAAATCAAATAAGCGATATTACTTTTGTCGCTCCTTTTTTGTTTTTTGAAGGATTTAGGGGAATGCCACCATCTTTTATAAATATTGAGGATAGTTTGGGTTATGAATTGTTAAACATAAGCGTTCCTTACATCTCAACGTGGGAAGTAGTATCAGTTCAAGTGTTTGGTGGCAATGCGGTAATTAATGCGGGGCTAGTTGGCAATTTATACGATGTTGTAACAACGCTAACATACTCAATCGATGGTAATTCTTTCCAAAATTCCAATAGCTTCACAGACTTAATTGCGGGTGATTATACCGCATATATTTTAGATAGTTTGGGCGGTGTTTGGTCTAAGGATTTCACAGTTTACGAATCAACAAATAGACCATTGCCATTTTGCGACATCTCAGATGTCAACTCAATACAATTTAGGGACTCAGCGCAAAGCGGAAACTACAAGTCGTTATTTTCTAAACAAAAATTTATAAATCAAGAAAGAGTTTGTTTTAATCAAATATTTAAAAACGATTTTACTGCAATAACGCAAGTCAGGACATCTTATCAAAATATAGTTGCAACGTGTGATAATTTAACTTTTAACTGCACAAAAGTTATTGAAAATATCGGGCAAATAGATTGGAGAGATTGCAAATTTGCCGATGGCGGAATCGGCAAAACTCTTATTTATTTCCAATCGGGAAATGTTTACGATCCTACAACTGGCGATATAATAAGAACTTACAATAACGTAACTGTTGCAGGATTGACAATTGATGAATGGCAAAAAGAAGGAATTGTAGTAGCGTTTACGTTTGGAGAATTTGAGGTTGTAGATTCTATTTTTTCTACTACCGTTGGCGGTATGTGTTTGATTGTAAATACAAATTTCTTAAATTTTGAACCAGAAATTTGCAAAAGCACATACAACGCAGAAGATTGGGATGTTTGGGAGTTTGCAACCGATATGGGCTTATTAGATCAAACAATTAGTCATCAAATAACTATTGAATTTACAGATAGCGAATTTCCTACCAAGACATGGCCAAGCGAACCCTTTAAAGTAACATCCGATACAGAAAATGAACTGCTTAAAATTGAGGCGTGGGGCGATAGTGCAATTTCAGATATGCTACCCACCGAAATAGTTCATACAGTTTTTTTAGAGGCTGTTTTATTGGATTCTGAACCGTTTCAAGATTTAGAAACAACAAATAATGATAGATCCAACTCGATTAAAATTAAAAGCTGTTACGATCAAGGATTTACGCTTTCGACAAATGCAATTTCCGCTTATTTGATGCACAAAATAAATCTGATGTGTATGTTTGATAATATTTTGATAGACGGATTGTCTTATAGTGTCGACAAAGAGGCAAAAATTGAGTTTTGGAATGAAAAACAGAACCCTCTAGTAGTATTAAAACGCTCATTTAGGGCAAATAAAACAGCAACAAACATAGAGACAACTACGGTAACAAGCAGAGTTTTAGGAGTTAGTAATATAACAGTTTTAGGAGCTTAATTATGGCAATAAATCAAAACATAGAAGTAGTAAATATACGCGATCTTTTAGAGTTGGGAGAGCGCAATCCAAACGCATCTATACCGCTTTACGATACGGCGAGCGGCACAGTTAAACGTATTTTAGTTAGCACTTTAATGGATGGTCAGTCCGTTAGCATCCCCTGGGAGTTAAACACGACATACGTAATTGGCGACATAATAGAGTGGAATAATAAATTTTGGAAATCGCTAATAAATGATAATTTAGGCAATCAGCCAGCCGAAAACACATATTGGACAGAGGTTTCCGCCTCTGCCGCAAACGGTGCAACTCTCTCAAATTGGGCGGCTGGCCTTTTCACCGTATCGCCTTGCGCTGTGGTGGTAGATTCGGTTATTTACGTTTTAGATGAAACACAAGCCCCACTCCCTTTTTATTCGGAAATTTTTGCCGATGAACTAGCGAACGGTATATGGAAAGGCAATACTGGCGACGGTGGCGGTTCGGTAACTCCTGCAACCGATTCAGAAATGATTGCGGCCACCTCAAACACTGCAACCGTAACACCTTTACAATTTCTTTTTGGTCTTGGTAATACAGCAGTTTCCGCCCTTACAACATCGGCAAAAACTATAATTGACGCAATCAATTGGCTAAAGTCTATATTTGCAATAACATTAGAGCCAACAGGTTTTAGATACCCTCATTTGGTAGATGTGAGTTACGACCCTGCCACAAGAATTGTAACAGTAACAGGCACGCCCGAGGCTTATTGGCGTGGCGATTTAATTGCATCTATGGTTAGTGGATGGAGTTCTTCTGCTCACAATGTTGCGGATGGTTCATATTTCTTGTACTACAATGGCACTGATTATGTATGGTCAACATCTCCGTGGTCATTTGATGTGCTTATGATTGCAATGGCTTATCGTGATGGGGTTAATTTTTGTATTCGAGAGTGCCACGGCTTAATGCAATATCAAGTACATAAAGAATTGCACGAAACATTAGGTACATATTTAGGTAATGGTGGTGATTTGAGTAACTATGTATTAGCTAGCACAACAGCCACAAACAGAAGGCCTTATATAAGTGCTGCTTTGGTTAATGATGAGGATTTACAAACGACACTACCGGTATTAAACACAAATGCTTATACTCAATTATTTTTAAGTGGAGCAAATGTAGCAAATGCAGTATCTGATAGAACAGATATAGTGCCATTATTGGCAAACAATCCATACTACAATCAATTTACGGGAGGCAATTGGATTCAAACGCTGTTTCCAAACAATGCTTATGGCAAAATATTTGTCATGGCCGTGCCAGTTACCTCAGATGCTGAATGTCAGAAGAAAAGATTTATATTTATTCAACCGCAAACGGTTAGTACTACATTAGCAACTATCCAGGCCATAACCTCAAGTAGCGTAAACTTAGGACATATAGCTGGCGCATTATCCGAATACGTTTTTATTGGTGAAATTATTATCAGATATGCATCCAATAACTGGACTCTTATTTCAGTTGCGAAATTAATAGGCACTAAAGTAATACAAGCCTCTATCGTTGGAGGTGGTGGCGGCACTATTTTGGCCGCTAATGTCACAACTGCCCCAACCCTCACACTATTAAGCACTAACCAAGAGGCTACTAATGTGGAGATTGATTTAAAAAAGGCTAGTAAATTAACCATAGCTACAACTGCGTGGAATGTATCAGCAACCACATTTACTCTAGATCCTTTAATCCGATATGATTTCGGTGCAACAAATGTTTGTGTAACTAGTGTGGTTTGGACTATTAGCCCAATGACTGATGTAACCGAGGATTGCGAATATTGGTTTAAACTTGCGATTGGAACTGGAGGAATATCACATAGTTTTACTGACGGAGGAGCAACTACATTTGTTTTTGCGTTAAATAATGACGCTGTTGTAGTGGGTGGAACATATGAGTTTCATATCAAACGGGGTGTTATCTATATAAGGAGGGACGTATAATGAGTAGAAGAGAATTTATGAAAGTATCGATTGTATTTACTCCCTTTGTTGCACCATCTAATTTTGATCCGGCTGTTCAACCAGTTAATTTACAAACTGTTTGGAGTGAGTATAATAATATTAATAAAGCTTGGATATTTTCATTTTCGGATGACTCCAATTCTTTGACGTTAGGTGGGGGCACGGGTGTATCTTATAGGATTGGATATACTAGAGGTGGTTCTGATATTATATTGGATGTTGCTAGTGCATCAAATCCATTTTTAACTGGTGATACCAAAAGATATGTTATTGTCAATAGCACTTCTAATAATATGAATATACTTAATATTCGTGGCATAGTGTGGGCAATGTATGGTAGTAAAGTAACTGCTACTTCGTATTTTGGGAGTATTAATATATATCTTAAATACGTTCATACTATAGGTATCAGTAGGATAGCATCTATTGGAGATAATACTTTTTATCAGAACGCAGCACTGACTGGAGTTTTGACAATCCCTAGTTCCGTAACAACGATAGGAGGTGCTGCATTCTCAGGATGTATTGGGTTGATAGGAGATCTTACTATCCCCAGTTTAGTTTCAAGTATAGGCACTTTTGCATTCGATGGTTGTACTGGATTGGTAGGCAATCTCAAGCTTCCTAATAGATCAATAATATTTAATAATAATCCATTCATACGTAGTCGTCTACTTTTACCTGATCAAATAGGAGTTAATTGGGAAATAGCTGATGGAATCTTATATAAAGACCTCACTAGAACGTATCTAGTTGGTTCTAGTTTAAGAAAATCTGGCGCATTAACCATACCAAATACAGTGACTACTATAGGGATTGGTGCATTTGTAGCTTGCACTGATCTAACTGGATCCTTAACAATTCCGAACTCTGTAACTACCATATTAGAAAGTGCATTTCAACAAGCTAATAAATTATCTGGTTCTATTGTTATACCAGCAAATGTCACCGTAATAGGTAAGAATGCATTCAGTTTATGTGTTGGGTTCACTGGAACTCTATCTTTACCATCAGGATTATTAACTATCGGTGATAGTGCATTTAGCTCTTGTAATAAACTTACTGGAAGTCTTGTGATTCCAAATTCAGTAACTTCACTCGGTACGTATGCGTTTGCATCATGTTCTGGTTTTAATGGGACATTAACCATATCCGAAAATATTAGTAGTATTTCAAATTCGGCATTTAATTTGTGTACTAATTTGACGGGAAATTTAGTGATTCCTAACTCAGTCACTAGTATCGGTGGTCAATCATTTCAATCTTGTAGTAGCTTAAATGGTATGTTAACAATTGGTAATTCTGTAGCAGGGATAGGTGATGGTGCTTTTGCTAATTGCTCAAATTTGATTGGATCACTTATAATACCGTCTTTAGTTTCATACGTAGGAACAGGTGCTTTTGATGGTTGCTCTAGTATGACGGGAGCACTAACTTTACCTAATAGATCAATTACGTTTGGTGCTAATCCTTTCTTACGTTCATATATAATAATGTCTGACCAGATTGGTACTAATTGGGAAATATATGATAATGTGTTATATAGTAACTTGAGTAGAACTGTAATTGTTGGCACATCGAGAGCAAAAACAGGAACTTTGATTATACCGAGTTCAGTGACTACAATTGGACAGAGTGCCTTTTATCAATGTACTAATCTAAGTGGAGATCTTATATTACCAGCATCGTTAACTACACTAGGCGATTATTGTTTTCAATTTTGTACCGGTTTAACAGGTTCTCTAACTATTCCAGCATCAGTAACTTCCGTAGGGCAATCCTCATTCAATGGCTGTACTGGTTTCTCAGGAGCACTAAATATTAATTGTTTAACTCCAACAATTGGGATTAGTGCATTTTCTAGTGTAGTTTGTAATCAACTAAATTTAGCAAATGGTTATAACCCAACTGCTACAGGTTATAATTATACATTTAATCACTACACGTTGTTTACTGCTGCACCAATTAACCAATCGGTGCTCAATATCGCAACACCTAGTTCAGGCACTAAAACATTAGCGATTGGAGTGGCAAACAAAACAAGGTGGACAACTGCTTATCCCGCATCGGAGGCGGCAGCAAACGCAAGAAATATATTTATAATATAAAAAATATGGTAATACTTTATAAATTAGAAAATAATAGGTTAATAGAATCACCATCAAATATCGTGATCGGAAATGGTGCTATTTTAAATCCTTCCGAACAGCAACTAAGATCAGCAGGTTATAAGGACCTAATTGAGTTAACCCCTCCAGAAATTGAATGGTACGAAAAATTAGTTTGTAATTATACTGAGGATGATAATAGTATTTTTGAAAATTGGAGTGTTCACCCATTAGAAGGATTAAAAGAACTCTATAAAACTAAATCTAATGCTAAGTGTGATTACACAATTGCTTATGGGTTTGTGTATATTGATGATTTAGGAGTGCATCATCGTGTAAGAGCAACCGAAACTGATCAGTGGAATTATTTTAATTCAAAAGAACCATTCCCTTGCGAGATTAAATTGTTTGAAGACGACTACTATGTTTTCCAAACACAAACTGAACTAGATAGATTTAGAATTGAATTAGAAAACCATATATTAACTGCTTTAAAAACAGTGTGTTGGCAAGAGAAGAAAGCAATATATGGACTTGATAATCAAGAGATTTATGAATTATTGCGACTCTCAAATCCGTTTTAAAAAATGAACAATTATAAATATAAAATAATAGGCATACCTTATACTTTCGAGAGTTACACGGATTTAATCACATTTAGAAATGAAAACAAAATATAAATTTACGTTATCCGAAGATTTGATAGAATATTGCGAATTATTGCAAGGCTATCATTTTGCAAATAAATGGATGTTGATTATTGATGGTCATGTAGTTATAAAAAAAGACTATTCGTGGAATGGATGTACTGGTGCAATAGATACCAAAAAAACCTACATTGCAAGCTGTGTACATGATGCTTTATATCAATTTAAACCAGTATATCGATCGATTGCCGACAAAGTTTTTAATCAAATATTAGAAAAAAATGGATTTTTGTTTGCTAAAATTTACTATTTTGCAGTCCGATTACTAGGATGGATTTTTTATTTATAAATTATGGATAAACACAGCTCTCAACTGCCTGAATGCTCAAAGGATTTTGAACATCTAAGTACTACGATCAACTTAAAGCTTGACGCAATTTTGGCGCAGACTACTAAAACAAATGGGAGGGTCTCTAGGATTGAGCAAAATGGAGCTTTATTTTTATGGGTGGGCAGGAATTGGGCGGCTATTTTTACAGCTATCGGAGTTTTGGGCGGAATAGCTGCTCTAATATTTAAAATTCAAAAATGAAAAATCAAAAAATATCAGATAATGGATTTGAATTAATTGTAGAGGATGAGGCCGTTGCTTTAAAATCGTATCAAGACGAAAAAGGGGTTTGGACGGTTGGCATAGGACACACCGAAACTGCTCATAAAGATCAGATTATAACTAATACTCAAGTGCACGAACTATTTGAAAGCGATGCTAAATGGGTGGAAAATTGCATTAATAGGGAGAATTTAAGTATAACACAAAATCAATTTGATGCGCTATTTCGTTTAATTTTCAACATCGGAGAGCTGCAATGGCACACATCAACGATTAGAAGATACTTAAAAAAAGGTATTATTGATCCTAAATTAATAAGTTACGCATGGAAAATGTGGAACAAAGTTGAAAAAAATGGCGTTTTTGTTGTCTCAAAAGGCTTGGTTAATCGCAGAAACAGAGAACTTGAATTATTTTTTAAACAATAAAATATGAAAGATAGAATTTTTAAACACTATGCTACAACTCTTTGCGGTGTAGTGATAATTTTGGCATCAACTATTGCGTTATTGTTAGGCAAAATAGATGCAACTGTTTTTAGTGTTGCAACTGGAGTAGGTGTAACGCTGTTTTTTACTAAAGATGTATAAAGATGAAAATTACAAATATTTGGATAGCGACTATTATGATTACGGTCGCTTTGTTGGCCTGTTCATGTAAAGCGACCGAAAAAATAAAGATTGTCGAAGGCGAAAAGATTATTGAGTATCGGGATCGGGTGCGAGTAGATAGCGTTTTTAACACTATTAAAGATTCCGTTTATGTGCAGGGTGATACTTTAAAGGTTTATAGTACAAAGTACCGTGATAGGCTTGTATTACGCACTGATAGTGTAATAAAGTGGAGAGATAAATTAATCATATCCGAAACGGTAACTGTTGAGCCTGTTTCGAGCTGGGTTTATGTTAAAATAGGCTTAATCTGTTTAATAATAGGTTTAGTTATTGGTTATCTATCGAAATATTGGGTAAAAGTAATGACATTTTTTTAAAATAATTGCTATCATTGAATCTTTATCACCTATCTATTAATTGATATTTATGGATTTTATATCATTCAAATCTGTTTGTATTATTGGCTTATTTTCATTGATAATTCATTTTGTCTTTAGAATTTTTGTGCCTAAAATTAATAATAGAAGCTTGCCAGTTGGGAGAACTAGTATTGTTGTCATGAATATTGAAAACCGAAAAATTAGGATCCGTGATCCCGTTAAAAAATCGCCAAAGAACGATAAAATCAAATAATAAAAAGCCTCTGGATTAAACCTCAGAGGCTTTTTTGTAATACGAACACCACGTTTTACTTATCTCACAATCAACTTGCATAGCGTGCAATTTAGCACAATTATACAGCCCCCGACTTGCTAAAGTGCCGTTTACGCATTTACCGCACGAGGCTGTTCTTCTTACTTCCTTATTTATTATTGCTTTTTTGCCATATTCTGCAAAGATAGGCAACCTTTTAGAATTGATTGCGTTTAATTGATTATCTTTGTCTTAGTTACGGTCAGGTAGCTAGTAAAATATTGGTTACGTTTGTTAACCTATAAAGCCTCTGGGAGTTCTGACCAACTTCTAGGGGCTTTTTAACAGAAATAAAGATCAAAACGCTTGTAACACAGAAAGGCGTTGATTATTTAATTAAAAAACTCAAATAGTATGAAATGCGAGTTGTTAAGTATTCGATTCAAGGTCATGCAAGATTACCCGAGCTCTCCATTTAAAATCGGGGACGTAATAAAACTTAACGGGGGCGTTTTTGGCACCGGGGAGCCACAAAAGTTTGTTCGCAATCCAGAAAAATACCCTCAAATATTTCACAAATTAAAAAATTAAAGTGATGGAAACAAAGAGTTGATTTATTCGCAAAAATAACTATCTTTGCAAGGCTTTCAATAAGAGTTTCATAGACTTATTTTTAACCTTGCTCCCTAAAAAGAGTGAGGTTTTTTTGTTATATCATTTTATTGCTTATCTTTGCAATAGATAAAGCCCCTAAAGATTGACGAAAGTTGACTTTTTGAGTAGGAGGTTTATCATTTTTGCAAAATTTCGTGAAGTCGGAGCTTGAAACGTCAAGTGTACCGACTTTTTTATGCGGTAATTTCTTATTTAGAACTAAACTAAATAGCTAAAAAAGAGTAGTTATTTTAGCAATTAATATGCAGTTAATAAATAAATGCGTATATTTGTAATGTGAGATAGCAATAACGCTACTCGGAAAAAACAAAGATTATGAAAGCGACATTAACAGTAAAAACAGCAAAAAGCGAAACTAAAGTAGAAAACGTAGATTTTATGTTAGATATTTTAGCCGGTGAAATGGACGTAAAAGGTAGAGTGATAGTTTTTGAATACGACCAAGAATTAGCTGATTACATTAAAGAAAATAAAAACGCAGTCGTGAGTATTGAAAATAAAATGATAAACGGATTACCAGTGAGATCGTGCTACAATACCTCTGTTGTGATTGCAAAACTTGTAAAATAATTAACCACTCAATATTTTATAAAATGAGAACTTATAAATTAATAGCAAATAACAAGGATGGCGCATCGATTGAATTTACAGGAAATTCAATGTTGGACGTAAAAAACCAGTTTGAACGTGCTTATGATATAAGAGATTTTACAGCACGAATATATAATAATGGTAATGGTGCTTTGGTACAATTTAAACCAATGAGTGGAAAAACATTCAAAAACCCAGTATCAAGATAAAATATAATACAGTAATTTAAGCATTTAAGCCGCCCGAAATCTCACGAAAGTAGGGCTATTTTTAACTATAAAATTGAAAGCAATGAGAACAATAGAACAAGAAGAAATTTTGCGTAAATCAGTGTTATTCGCTGGTTTATTTGTCGAAGCAGTTTGTATTTTCCGAGAAAAACCACTTAAAAAATGGGCTACTATTCCGTTTGGTAGCGAATGTTTAGAGTTACCTTTGTTGTATAATTTTAATATTGCACCTTCGAGGTTGAGTAATATTTCAGCTCCTTACGCTAATTATTGCGTAACTGATGATAGTTTGGTGTTTTTTAATGAGGCCTAACGGAAAGCGGCTATTAATCTTTTGTATAGTCAGAACTTAACAATTAATCAAAATGAAAAGAGAAATCAAATTTAAAGCATTTAGCAAAGAGTCAAAAAAAACAATGACGTGGGAGGATATAAAAAAGTTTGGAAACTTATCTAAACTTATATCTTTGAATCACATTGAATTGAGCCAATATATAGGTCTTAATGATAAAAACGGAGTCGAAATATACGAGAATGATTTATTTGCTTATTCCGAACATAAAGGCTATTCGTTTGAGTCGTTTACTGGCGAAATAAAATATCAAGATGGTTGCTTTGGCTTTAAGGTTATTACTGGTCAAAATTATCAGGATTTTACACCATTTTCAGAAATAGACGAGCTTCAACACGATTTCCTAAACCACGTCGTTGTTCTCGTTTAATAACCGCTAACGAACGGTAATTGTTGCATTTTTCTTGCAACAATTACGTGTTAGCTGCTTTGCTTATTAAAATTTTTTAATCAATTAAATACAATCAAAATGAAAAAAGTAATTTTTTACGTGGGAATAGTAGCCTCTTTGGTTCTTCTCAATTCAAATTCAGGATGTGAAGTTAAACCTTCAACTAACGACAAATTAGCTTACCAGCAAGAACAATTAATGCACGAGGCTAATTCACAAACTGGAATGCCAGCAATCAGAAATTTTCAAGAGCGAAAACTAATGAAAATGATTTTAGAGCTTAGAGACCAAGAGAAGTTGATTTGTTACGCGTATTTAGTTCCCGAAATGACTGGTAAGCCTGTATTTTTAGGTAAATGCATTGGGTATGGCTTACCTTATGCTACTCAATACACAAATCCAGAGGTTAGGTTAAATGGTAGTTCTCCAGGAGAATTAACAACCATTGCACAAGCAGACCCGAACGGCTTATTTATGCCTAGCCAAGCAGATGCAACGTGGTTAATGATGATTGACCCAGCAACAAACGAAGCAAGACTAGTTTATGTTGAGTCAAAAATTTTAGTTTCACCTTTTAAATTAAACTAATTATGAAAATAACATTTTCAGTTATTGGAGTGATTTTAGGATTATTTCTATTGATTTTCTTAGCAAACGAATTTTCTATTTTTGGCACCAAATTTTGGGGAGTACGGAAAGAAAATGCAAGGCGTGAAGTTTACGAACAAACGCAGTCTTATGTTGAAGGCAAACGCCAAGAGCTGGTAAAATACCACCACGAATGGATAAAGGCTTCTAGTGATGATAGAATTGCAATTGAGGCTACAATAAGAGCTAGCTTTGCAAATTTTGATGAGTCAAAAATTGAACAGCCTGAATTATATTTATTTCTAAAGCGAGTTAAGTATAATTAGTTTCTGAATGCTATCGGGATTCACGGTGTCTCGGTAGCATTGCAGCTAACGTTTTCGGGCGTGGCGAAGTGGCCGAACACAAAACTTCGTTAGAATTACAAATGTTTAAATTAAAAATAAAATGTCAAACGAAAAACAAAACGGCAATTTAGCCAAACCGATGTTAGCAGCCGTTTATGTTGCTACTTGGGAAGAAGAAGGAGAAGAACCATACCTATTAAAGTCTGATGAATGCAAACCTAAAGAACATTGTGGAGATTCGGATTGGTGGTTTGATATAAAGACTAAAATGTTTTATAGGTATTGGACTTATCATAATGAAAGGGATGGTTTACAAACTGCCTATGACGAAATTAAGGCGGTCAGATTAAATGGCTGCTAACATGGATATAGACGCAATGCGCCTAATTATTAATACCAATTATTAACAATTTGTTAAAATATAAACATGACTTACGAAAAGCAGTTAAAAGCATGGCTTAAACATCCTAACCAAATAGACATTAACATTCTGGCAGTCGAAAGATGTTTAGGCTTAAACAAAGGCACAATTTCAAAATGGATTCAAAACGATTCAAAATTGTTGAAATTTGAAAACGTACCTATAATTTTGAAACATTTTTGCAAGCGGGGATTTTACCCGGTTGCTGAAAGTCTAACATTGCAAGACCTGATGAGAGATAAAAATTTCCGCTCCATGTTCAAGGTGCAAAAAAGGGGCGATTATTTAGCCTTTGCGTACCCATCGAGGTATCATATTGATATTGATTCAATTGTTGAAACTACAAGAGATAAACATGGGTGGTATGTCGAATTGAAAGACAAAACAGTATCTTTTTGCGAAGGATCAATTCTAGAAATATTAAAATAATTGCAAATAAACTACTTAAATTTATGCAATTTATTTGCAGAATCAAAAAGTATTGCTATCTTTGTAATGCAGTCAAGGCAAAGTCGCTAAGACGTAAAAAATAAAGCTATGAAAATTAAACTAGAATTTGAATGCAACTCCTACAAAGACATCAAAGAGCTAATAGACTATTTTGATGCGGAGGAAATCAAAGGCATTGAAATTGAAATTGAAGGCAACCTTGAAGACTTTGAGGCCTATGAGGTGGAAGAGCGAGCAAAAGCGGAGGCGTTTAAAACAATTGAAGAAAATACAAACGAAGATTGGGTAGATGAATTTTTACACTCTAATAACTAATTTATGTTACAGATCGCAATTGATTTAGCTAAGGCCGAGAAAAAAGTCGAAGAAATGCAAGCGATTATTGATCTCCAGGAAATGAAGATCAATGCCTTGAGAAATAAAATAAAAATCTTAGAGCAAAAAGCACTTTATGAGGTTAAGCCAACGGCCTAAAATGTCGGTGTTAAAAAATATTGAAACATGGAAGCAAACACACAATTAACAACAGTTCAGCAAGTCACTGACTTAGAGCTGACAAAGTACTTGAACGCAATGGGGTTAACCTCTAATTTAAACGAAAAAGAGACATTACAATTCTTACAAATTGCAAAAGCCTACAATTTAAACCCTTTTAAGCGTGAAATTTATTGTACCAAATACGGTTCTACGTTTAGTATAATTGTAGGCTACGAAAGCTACATAAAGAGAGCTGAAAGAAGTGGTCTTTTGAATGGATGGAAAACAGAAACTATTGGAAGTGGCTTAGACTTGAAAGCTATCGTAACCATCTATAGAAAGGATTTTGCGATGCCTTTTGTTCACGAGGTGCATTTTTCGGAGTACGTGCAAAATAAAAGCGATGGAACTCCCAATGTGTTTTGGAAAACAAAACCGGTAACAATGATTAAAAAGGTTGCTATTTCTCAGGCTTTTAGAATGTGTTTTAGCTCTGAAATTGGAGGTATGCCTTATACTGCCGAGGAAATAGTTGAAAATGAAACTATTTACACCGAAGCTACAGAGATTAAAGATACTGAAATTGCGCTAAAAGAAATTAATGAATGTATTACAGTAGAGCAATTGCAGGCTTGCTGGTCGCATTATAAGGATTTTCAGACCGATGTTGATTTTATTAATGCAAAGGAGGCCATGAAAGTAAAATTAACTCCAAAAAATTAATAGCATGGAAGCGATACAAACAATTACAATTTTACCATCAAACGATGCCGAATTAACCGTTTATATACGGTCGGTTAAAGAATCTATCTTGGATGGTTATATTTCAGCTGAAAAGGCTGCAATTCAATTAAAAACACTCGAAAAAATTGCAGCTTTAAATAAGGATACAGATATTAAAGCTTATTTTCTTGATGAGTTTGCAAAGCACGGGGCAAAAACATTTGAGCAAGGCGCAAAGTTCAGCTTGTCAAATCGCAAAACGTGGTATTTTAGCGAGTGTAACGATTCTAAGTACAACGATTTAACTTTACAATTAGAGGCCGTTAAAAGCAAGCTAAAAGAGCGTGAAGAGTTTTTAAAGGCACTAAAAGAGCCAATGGCAGAGCTTCAAGGTGGCGAAATTATTAACCCCCCAACATGGTCGCAAATTGAAGTAATTTCAATCGCGTTAAACAAATGACCGAATCTCAACTACATGAAGCCGTTTGTAATTACATTCGGCTTCAATATCCAGGCGTTTTATTTAATTCTGATATGTCTGGCATCAAATTAACGATGGGCCAGGCTATTAAGGCCAAAAAACTAAGAAGCCAAAAGGGGTTTCCCGACTTGGTTATATACAGATCTAATTTTCTCTTTAAAGCTCTTTTTATTGAGCTAAAAAGAGAAGGTGAAAAGCTATTTTGTGCCGATGGAATAACATTCAAAACAGACCATTTGTGCGATCAATACAACGCCATGAAAAAACTAAAAGATGAGGGATATTGCGCCCATTTCGCTATTGGTTTTGATAATGCAAAAAGCATAATTGATAACTATTTAAAACTTTAAATATGGAATTTAAACAGTCAGGAATCCTTATTTTTAAGGATGAAGAAAAAGAAATTACCTCAACCTTCAAAACTCGTGAATTTGCTATTGAGGTAATTAACGAAAGAGATGCTAAATGGAACGATTTTATCAAGTTTCAATTATCGAACGACAAATGTAGTCTAATTGACGATATCGCAATTGGTGCGCCTATTGATGTTTCATTTAATTTAAGGGGGCGCAAATGGGAAAAAGACGGCAAAATTAGTTACTTCAATTCTTTGGATGCGTGGCGAATCACAGCGCAATCACAAATGTCTGGTTCTGCAACTCCTGCAACATTCAACACAGCCAATGCGGCACAACCTATATTTAAGCCAACCACAGACGAACAAGGCAATGATTTACCATTTTAAAAAATGCACGCCGTGAATTTCGAGATAGATTTTTTTCAATTGCTTTTTTTAGCTCAAGTATGCGTACCGCCACAGCCAATCGCAAGGACTTCGTTTTTTATCTCATTAACCGATACTCATTACAGCAAAATGAGTGAAGATGAGCGACGGCAAATATATTCATCTATTTTGCCAAACCTAGATCTAAAAAATGAAGATTGTCAGATGTTTAAAGCTAGATTTGACCCTAAAAATCAGTATGTTGTAACAACTGTATTCGATGGTAAATTAAAACATTACGACTGCTTTAAATTTAAAGACAAATATCATACAGGCACAAAAAGATGGTTAGTTGCTAATTTTATAGTAGATATCCATAAATTAGATTCATTATAAATAGCAGATATATTGAAAATAATTGCTTTTTTATTTGATAAATGCAAATATGCGTTGTATATTTGCATAACAATTAAAACAAACAACGTCATGACAAATATTATAGTTTACTACGCAAGCGAAACCAACAAAATTAAAGGTTATACAAACGGTAAAATTTACGGTGGGTTTATTTACATCAATGTTTTGAACGAAGAAACAATGACTATTGATTTTAAAAACAGTGTAAAAGTAGCTTATGATAAAACCAAAATTTTTAACGCTACAAAAAGTACCGAATTATATAATGCAAAAAATAATGACAGCAAGTTACCTACAAACGTAACTGACTGGATGAAATTAATGGAAAAATCAGAACGCTAAACAATTAAATATAAAACTATGAAATACTTTGTAACAACCTCAAAAGGCTACATTAAAGCAGAAAACGCAAACGAAGCCATTGAAATTTTAAACGAAACTGAAAATGCTATTGAAGCTGTAGAAGCAGAACACGAAGACGACATTTACAGTTTAGAACGCACAATTTTAGCTAAAAAATGAAACGCCAAACGGTAATAGTAATAATTACCCCAGCAAAAACAGAATGCTGGGGTAATTTAAAAAAGGCTTGTATTGCTCATAGTTGGGCTTACAATACTTTATCTAAGCGACAACTACCCATCGAATATGATGGTTGCAAAATTGAGCGTGTGCCGTTTTTATAATTGCGCATAGCGTTTCCGCTATGCGCTGGCGGGGCTTAGAGGCGCAAAAGTATCAAACTACGCAAACCTAACAAGTAGCAAGCTGGCTAAAAAATCCACTGGCACCCAGCTATTTTATATTATGTGTTAGCGGTAGGTTTTATTTTACAATCCAACAGTGGGAAGTTAATGTATGTGACATTCCGAAATTGTATTGACATGTACGACGCTGTTTTTAATCTAATTTTTATGTATAAACTTTCAAAAGATTACAAGTTGCTGTTTGATTTAATCCAAACGGATAGCGTCGTTTGTATTGTTGATTATGATTTGTATCGAAATGGCAAAAATCTAAGCCGCGATATTTGTCGATGCAAGAAAAAAGAAACTATTGATAGTATTTCTTTTGTTTCGAGGGGTCATCAATATGGCTGTGTAGATGATTGGATGGTTGACGAAAATAGTAGTCTGTATGATTTATTCGCGCAAGAGTGCGAGTCGCTAAATGTTGAGTTTATCCCATTCTAAACTTACCGCCAACGAATGGGGCTTGTTGCCGCCCCTTTTTCGGGTGGTCAACAAGGACGTGTTATGCGCTTTTAATCTTTTTTTTATTTAATATGAACTTATGAAAATATTAAACCTGTATGCTGGAATTGGTGGCAATCGTGCTTTGTGGGGAGACGAACATGAAATTACAGCTATTGAATACAATTCCGAAATAGCAAAAGAATATCAGAGACTATTTCCAGATGATACGGTAATCGTAACCGATGCGCACCAGTATTTAATCGACCACGTACTAGATGGATGGGATTTCATTTGGGCATCTCCACCTTGTCCGAGCCACAGCAGAATAAACACAGATGGCAATCACGTCCCCAGATATCCAGAAATGACATTATATCAGGAGATAATCATGCTATCTAATAATTGGTATAAGGGTAAATGGGTAATTGAAAATGTAATACCATATTATGACCCACTCATAGCTCCTAGCGTATTAATTGATAGACATTTTTTTTGGTGCAATTTTAAAGTTAATAAGATTAAAGTTGAAGCTGAAAAAGCTCTTGCGCATCAAACTGGAACTAATGGTCGGTATGGGTTTAATTTAAAAGGTGTCGACATTAAAGCTAATAAGTGTCAAGTGTTGAGAAATCTTGTAAATCCTAAAATCGGATTACATTTTTTGAACAGAGCTTTAGATATTACAGAAAGTAATAAACAGTCGCAAGGTGTCTTGTTTTAATTGCGCCTAACGACGGGGCTTGGTGCCGCCCCTTTTCTGGGTGGTCAACAAGGACGTGTTAGGTGGAACTTTTTATTAATCACAAATTAAATACTTATAAAATGTTAGAGAAATTAGAAGAAGAGGAAAAATTGCTAGAATCTCAATTAGTCGATAACAGAAGAAAGCAAAAAGAGATACATACAAAGCTTTTTTGTATTAAGCACAATATATCAATCGGTGATACTATTGAGTTTTTTTATGGCACTAAAAAATCTGTTGGAATAATACATCATTTTGAGTATGGCGGCGTAGTTCCATATTATCCGGTTATTCGTCTTTTTAACAAAAATGGGGAGGTAGGGCAAAGAGAAGAAAGATGCTGGTATTCGTCTTTAGATACTATGAAGGTGTTGCACTCAGTCAAAAGTTGCACCTAACAAAGAATATTGTTGCATAGCCTTTTTATGGCTTGCAACAATATGATGTTAGGTGCTGGGCTTATTAAACTTATTTTCATTATTTCTTTGAAATAGTTTGCAGAATCAAATAATAGTATTATATTTGTGTATGCAATAACGCACAACAATTAAAACAAAAAAAAA